CCGTGAATCACACAATCGTAATAGCGAGACGGGAATATGATATCGTCACCGAAGACATATATATCCTTACGGTCTTCACCATAACGACATAGTATGCTCGAACGAACCAGAGCTAGGAATATGAGACTCTGAACGGGGAACGTTAAACAGTTCCCCATAGGAGCGAACTTTCGCAGGTAATGAACACGTCCATCAGGTAACAGAACGGAGCTAGCCCTAGTAGAGTTAAGGAAACGCCAATTACCTCCAAAGAGGTATTCGACGAGTCTACAACTTAACCGGTCGCTAGCATCCTTCAAATCCAGGGTACAAAACTCCCTGGTTAAGGAGGATTTCAATGCTAATCCACCATTAAGCGACTGGTCGCGAAAAGCGATCCGGTCACCCAAATTGGTGGTGATAGCCCGTTCTAGAACTCTACGCTGACCTTGTTGAATCCAAATGGCTTCCGCAGGATGCACACAGATAGTGCGCGGCCCACGAGAGTCTTTGGGTACGAAGGTGAGCCGACATTGTATGTCGGTCTTCTCCTGGATTGAACGACCTAGGACTGTTGACAGATCTGCATGAGGCAGATCCATGAACTCCCAGTAATCGTAAAAATCCTGGATTGGAGCGTATATGGATGACATTAAGGCCTTCTTAGACGGCGGGGCACTTGGATATACTGCCCCTGGACCGTGGGAAGGAATGATGTCATTGAAGTTACATTGGTAGGTTACCCTACCAACATATCTACGTGCTGTCGTAAACAACGGATTACTCGCTTTAAGCTCTTTTTCAAGAACTTTAGTGTGAATATCGATGCTTTCGTCAGTTTCAGTAAAAGCAGCAACAGCTGCCGTAATCTGATCATTAGTTGGTTCAAACTCGAGCTTATAGCCGAACAAGAGAACCTGTCTCATATACTTGAGGTACAAAGCTGCAGGTTGGGAACCTGTGGGGATTGGCTTTTCACCAGTCTCATCACAGGACCACCGCAGTTCCTTCCATAGATGGTATAACCATCCAGGGAAAGCAGGCAGTTCGCCTGAGCCTTCAAGCCACATAAGTAGGCTCTTGTCTAGTTCGGGCCCTTCCTTAAGGACCCAATCCATACCTAAGTCATCGGGCGCCTCAATGAGGACCCCACTTAACCTAGATACGTCGACTAGCAGGTGTCTATAGACTTGTAATATCTTGTCTGTAGTATGTTTCATCTGATTAGACGCACCCGTCGGCCTGGTTATGGCCTTAGATAGCGTCGTTTGAGGTTATTACCTATTGGACATAAGTCCGTTAACGAGCGCCGCTAACAACGATCTCTTCAACGAGATCGAGGCCACTTGTATTCGTGGTCCCGTGGAGGAGATTCACCGCCCGCGTCATCAATGCGACGACGTCGGCAGTAAGAATCGCCGTATCCTCGGGGACACGAAACACCAGGTCCAAGGACGGTCCAGTTACGGAACCATCCGCACGTTCGACTGCACGATGCAGTCGGATCCGAGTCTCGGTCCCAGGTATTTTAAACTTGGAATCGATA